AAAAGCCGAAAGGTCTGGCACCCAAGACGGTGCGAAATATCCACCAGATGATCGGCTCGGCGTACAATCTCGCCATCGAGCAGAAGTTGGTAACCCGCAATCCGACACAGGGCTGCGCCCTGCCGAAAGTCGAACACAAGGAGATGAAAACGCTGACCGCCGACCAACTCAGCGCCTTCTTCCAGGAGGCCAGGGACAGCGGTGTGTACGAACTCTACTACCTCGACCTCGCCACAGGACTACGCCGTGGGGAACTGCTGGGATTGAAGTGGACGGATGTGGACTTCCAGCACGGAGCACTGAAAATTCAGAGAGCCATCTCTCGGCAGAATGGCAAAGTAGTCGAAGCCCCACTGAAAACGAAAAACGCCTACCGCACACTGCCGTTGTCGGCAGACGCAATAGACGTACTGAAAATGCAAAAATGTAAGATCGGGAATAGCGAATGGGTGTTCCTATCGCCCACCGGAGGCCCCATGTCGCCGGACAGCGTGCTGCACATGCTCCAGCGGGTGCTGAAACGGGCCGGACTGCCCCGCATCCGATTCCATGACCTCAGACACACCTTCGCGACCATGGCACTCCAGAACGGCGTGGACGTGAAAACCGTCAGCAGTATGCTGGGCCACTACTCAGCCGGGTTCACGCTGGACACTTATGCTCATGTGACCACCGACGCGCAGCTCAAGGCGGCGCAGACGATGGGCAATATCCTCTCCCGTGCCGTCTGATGCTTTCCGCTACCCGCTCCCGTTGGGGTCAGCGTTTGGGTCAGAAAAAAACGGTATCTGAAAATGGTGACTTATGAAAAGCAAAAGTCCTCGAAATCAGATGATTTCGAGGACTTTTGGTACACTCAGACTCCCCAAAATCGAACCCTGTCGCTTCTTCGGCGGCGGGGTTCTTGTCTACCCGGAAAGTCTTGGTTTTGCAAGAGGTTAGGTTATATGCGGTAGTGATTTTATACCCGTCAGGTTCGTCCCACACTGTAACGGAGTTGACAAGCAAATCAATGAGCCGCCTGCGGAAGTCTTCGTCTTCGATATTTCCGTATTTGAACTGGCTCAACCAGAATATGATTTGGTCACGGTCAATTCGATAAACGAATTTTTCCTCAGCTTTGATTTCTTTGTTGAGGGTCTTCTTTTCGTGTTCGAGTTGGACAAGCCGGTTCATCAATGTCTCGGAAGCAATACCCTTTTCGATGGCAGCGGTGATATTTGCGATTGATTTTTCGACCTCCGACAACTGGGCTGTCAACTGCGGAATGTGCGTGTCGTTTATCAAATCCTGTTCACTCTGTCGAATTGCCATGTCTGCAATTTCATCAATGAGCTGATCGGTCAAAAGGTTGAGAGCGTCACGGGCTACTATCCCTTCGATATAATCTTTTTTCAAAGGCCACTTGTCACACCCAAGTTTTCTCTTTTTGGTGTAACAGGAATAGTAGTGGTAGACCTTGCCATGTCTACCAGCTCCGCTTTCACCGTTCATAGAAGCCCCACAATGACCGCAGAACAGCTTTCCAGACAAGAGGTAATCTACCTTAGCCTTGCCCCTTGCCGGGGCTGTGGCGGTCTTAGAAAGCCGCCGCTGTACCGTTTCAAACAGCTCCTTATCAATGATGGCTGGAATACCATTTTCAATCACAATATCCTTGTAGGTATAAGTGCCGATGTAACGAGTATTACGGAACATGGCCTTAAAGCTACTGCGGTTGAACTCCGTGTTTTTGGCGGTCTTATATCCGGCAGAGTTAAACTTTCGGCAAATGTCAGCTACGCTTTCGCCGTTGGCGTAAAGAGAGAACGCTTCTTGAACGATGTGTGCGGTATCTGGATTAACGACCAGCTTGTGATTTTCCACTTTGTATCCGAGGGGGATATGACCACCTACACTATGGCATTTCAAGGCAGATTCTCGCATACCTCTCGTGACCTTCTGTGACAGCTCGGCAGAGAAAAACTCAGCCATACCCTCTAACACGGACTCCAAGATGATACTCTCAGGGCTGTCGGTGAGATGTTCTGTGGCAGAGAGGACTTTCACGCCGTTCTTCCGCAGACGCATTTTCATAATTGCGCTATCGTTGCGGTTACGAGCAAAACGGTCGAGCTTCCAGACGATGACATATTCCCAATTCTGCTTTGCGCTATCCGCAACCATTTCCATGAGGTGAACCCGCTTTTCCACATCTTTGCGAGCGGTCGTTGCTCGGTCAACATAGATTGCTACAATGCGGTAGTGGTTTGCTTTACAGAAGGCACGGCAGTCACGAAGCTGCCCTTCAATGGATTGGTCACTTTGACCTGTGGAGCTATACCGAAGATAGATAGCAACATCTTGATCGCCGTTGTAAAGCGTATATGGGTCTTCCCGAAATTGAGAGATTTCTTCCTCTGTCAGACAGGAGAGGTCGATTGGAAATTTTTTAACTGTCATAATATCTGTTATCCTTTCCTCTATTTACCAATGGCAAACGAAAGATAAAGTGCTATAATATCACTTGGCGCTAATACATAGGAAGAACTTCCTAAGATTGGAGTAGAATATGTCATATCACTAACAAAGAAGGTAAGGTTTCTGACAAGGAAGCCTTGACCATGTTTGAAGCACTCAACGTAGATCAACAAAAGCAGATTATTTCTCTTTTGCAAACTCTCGCATTGCCGCAAGCACAATCTCCTTCTGTTCAGGTGTTAACTGACAATACAAGGATTTAAATTCTTGGGAAAGCCCATCATCGATTTCGGTGGCGGGCTTTTCTTTTATGTCTGTTTTACCCATGAGGTAATCGACAGACACATTAAAGTAAGATGCAATTTTAGAAAGAACTTCTGGTTTGGGTAATGACCCCCGTTTCCAACCTGTTACTGTACCTGATGAAATGCCGAGTTCTTTGGCAACGGGATTAGGCTTTTTTCCAATTAAATTGCACTCAGCAAGAAATCGCTCCCAAAACATAATCTTAGTCTCCTAAAATAATTTCAAGATTTCCTCTTGACAATCTTAGTATACTGAGATATACTCTGAATTGTGAACAAGAGATTTTGACAACAAAAACCCGACCCCCGAAAGGTTTTCTTTTTCGGCGGTTGTAGTTGCGAATGGTTTAGTTGTCTTGGCGGATTAAGTATACCATTGCGCCAAAGTGTTGTCAATAAATATTGTTCTCAATTCAAAGAAAGGAGAGGTTTTGTGAAAGAGCGTGAGAAAATTCGCTATCGCTTGAGCGTCAATCACCTGTCGTTTGCATGGCTGATTGATATGCTCCGAAAGCGGGGGATTGAAACGAACGGCCCTGTCCTGAGTGCAATTCTCGCAGGAACTCGTAACGGCCCTTCTGTGGACAAGATCATCGCTGAGTCTATCGACATTCTGGACTGGTACGAGCGGCAGATCGGCGGTGTGTCATGAGCAACAGTGCATTTGCCCCGGAAGTGCGGGGACAGGCCAAAGCGTTCAGCTCACTCCTTGCTCGATCTGTCCGGGAGTTTTTCAAGGACGAAACGAACCGCAAGCAGTTCGAGAGCTGGTACGAGCAGAAGTACGGAATACCGTATCAATGGAAACCTATGGTTTGGAGGAACAGATAATGAAAAAGGTATTTGGAGTATTGGCATTTCTCTCGTTTTTCTACCTGTTGGGTGTCGTTGGTGCGGTAGAGCAAGACACAATGGCTCTCGGCGCAGGCATGGTTCACATGGGTATCGGCCTTGGCTGTTTCTGGCTGTTCTGTAAACTGTCCGGTGCGTTTTATCCCGCCCCGCCGAGAAAAAGAAAGAGCCGCTGACGGAACTGGTACTTCCATCAACGGCAAGCGTAAAAGCTCAATCTGATTATATCAGAACCTATTATTTTGTAAAGGAGAACTTTATGAATAGCACGATTGCGAAACTCGCTGACGAGTTCGAGAAAATGGAGAAAACCATCGCTTCTCAGAAGAAGATGATCGAAACCCTTATGCCTACGGGCTATGTTGATACCGATACCGTCAAACTTCACCTTAATTCTGTGTATGGTGTCATGTTCGGCGGTCGCCCCTCTCCGAAGCGCTGCAAGCTGGAAGACTGTTCTTGGGACGAGATCAATATGTATTCCTTCTTCGGCCTTGCCGACAAGATGTTCGAGGTCGGTGACACCAAGAAATTCCGTCTGGCTGATGGCTCCTACCTGACTGCCCGTATCATCGGGTTCAACCATGATTACGCAAGTGACGGCAGTCTGGTTCATATCACCTTTGAAACCGTGGAAACCCTTGACGGTGACATTCCCATGAATGAGAAGCCTACCAATGAGGGCGGCTGGGACGCTTCCTATCTCCGTGCCAAGCTCAACGGCAACTTCTTCGAGAAGCAGCTTCCCGCTGATCTGAAAGCAGTCATCAAGCCCGTGGTGAAGATGACCGCCAAGAGCAAGAACGAAGTGCGAGTTCCTTCCGTTGACAAGCTGTTCGTTCTTTCTGAGCAGGAGGTCTTCGGTCGCAAGATTTATTCCTGCGGTTATGAGGGTAAGTGGTACGAGTGGTACAAGCGAGAGAACACGCCCTATGGCAAGTGCAAGCAGAATGGTGAGAGGGATTGGAGATGGGAGCGTTCTCCTAATTCCGGCAACACCAACAGCTTCTGTGATGTGGACAACGACGGCGGCGCCAACTATAACAGCGCCAGCAACTCCAATGGCGTGTCCTTCGGCTTCTGCATTTGATCGGGTATCTCGTAAATCCCGCCCCGTCAGGGGCGGTGAAAGGAGTGAAAACATGAATGTCAATCGCAAGGTTGGCACTGGCTTTGAAAGAGACTTATGCCTGAGCCTGTCGAGTTGTGGCTTTTGGGCGCACAATCTCGCTCAGAACAGTCAAGGTCAGCCGTTCGATGTAATTGCGGCTCGAAACGGTGTCAGCTATCCCATTGACTGTAAGGATTGTTCTAAGAACATTTTCAAGATGGAGCGTATCGAAGAAAACCAGTTTTCCGCTATGTCCCTTTGGGAAGAAACGGGAAACGGAGAGGGCTGGTTTGCTCTCAGAATGATGAACGGTGCTGTGTACTTCCTGTCCTTCACGGTGATACGCAACCTGTTCTTGATGAAGACCGTTCTCTCTGCGTCTGAGATTAGACAGTTCGGTATCACACTCGGAGAGTGGGTGTCCCAATGCAAGTAACTGTTGGCAATCAGCTCCGAATTGAGAGCCCGTCTGAGCAGTTGCTTACATGGTGTAAGAAGCAGCTTATTCTTCCCAATCCTGAGTACGCCAAGAAAGTCCGTATGCACTTTTGGGTCGGCAACACCCCTGAGAAGTTGTACCTGTTCCAATGGGACGGTGACACGCTGGTTCTCCCCTATGGTTGTCTGAATGATGTGTTGGCGATGGACGATTGTCACATGAAGATCAATCTTCCTACACCGGCCGAGGTGGATTTCGGTTGCACCATTCCGCTCTATGACTACCAAGTGGAAGCAAAGGAAGCCCTGATAACTGCCTACTACGGTATTCTTCAAGCCCCTGCTGGGTGTGGTAAGACACAGATCGGAATTGCTGTTGCGGCGGATACAGGTCGAAGGACACTCTGGCTGACCCATACACGGGATTTGCTCGTACAGAGCAAAAGCCGAGCGGAGCAGTACATGAGTCCTTCTCTGACTGGTACGATTACCGAAGGCAGGGTTCAAATCGGTAAAGCAATCACCTTCGCAACGGTACAGACCATGTGCAACCTCGATCTGAGCCAGTATCGTGATGTTTGGGATTGTATCATCGTGGACGAGTGCCACCGTGTAGCCGGAACCCCAACCGCTATGACGCAGTTCTCAAAGGTGCTGAACGCTCTGGCAGCTCGACACAAGTATGGCCTGTCCGCTACGGTTCACAGGGCAGACGGTATGATTGCCGCCACCTACGCTCTGCTGGGTGGGATTGCCTATCAAGTGCCGGACGAAGCGGTGAAAGACAAGATCATGACCGTCAGCGTTCTACCCCGTGCCACACATCAAGGACTCAGCCGTGAGTTCTTGGACACGGACGGTACAATCATCTATGCCAAGTTGGTCAATTTCCTCGCTGACCGTTATCCCCGGAATAACTTGATTGTCGCTGACCTCGTAGCAAACCGAGATCACTACAATCTCATTCTCTCTGACCGTTTGACGCACTTGGAAACCCTGATGAATAGGCTTCCGCCCGACCTGAGAAAACAGGCAGTCATGATTGATGGGAAGATGACCACGAAGAAAGCCAAAGCTCTCCGAGAGCAGGCCATTGAGGAAATGCGGCAGGGGCGCAAGCGGTATCTGTTCGCCACTTACTCTCTGGCGAAAGAGGGGCTGGATATTCCTCGGCTCGACCGGCTGTACCTGACTACGCCGCAGAAAGACTACGCTGTAATAACTCAGAGCATTGGTCGTATCGCTCGTACCTTCGAGGGAAAGGGGGAACCTATCGCCTACGATTATGTGGACGATGGTATCCAGTACCTCGTGAGAAGTTACAAGAAGCGGTGTACCACCTACCGCAAGTGCGGTTGTAAATTCATCGAACAGGAGGTGTCGAAGTGAAGTTAGGCAGTCTGTTTGATGGCAGCGGGACTTGTCCCCTTGCCGCTTCTGCGGTCGGTATTATCCCGGCATGGGCGAGTGAGATCGAGCCTTTCCCGAAAGCTGTCACACAGTCCCGTTTCCCCAAGATGGCTCACCTTGGTGATATTACCAAGATGAACGGTGCAGAAATCGAGCCGGTCGATGTTATCACCTTCGGCTCTCCGTGCCAAAACCTCTCGATTGCTGGGAATGGTAAGGGTCTTGCTGGTCAGGAGTCTTCTCTATTCTTTGAAGCAATCCGAGTTATTCAGGAAATGAGGTGTGCCACCAATGGGAGATTTCCTCAAATCGTCATTTGGGAAAATGTTTATGGAGCTTTTAGCTCGACACAGGGAGAAGACTTCCGAACAGTCATCGAAACTCTCTGGAAAATCTGCGAGGGAGACGATAGCGTTCCTCGATATGCGGAAGACAAGCAAGGACGGCAAAAATGGCCGCACACCGGATTTGTCTTGGGAGATCATTCCTCTATCGCTTGGAGAGGACTTGATGCACAAGGTTGGGGAGTTCCCCAAAGACGCAAGCGTGTCTTCGTTGTCCTCGATCTTGGAGGTCAATGTGCCGGACGGATACTATTTGAGCGTGAGGGCTTGCGAAGGGATTTTAAGAAGGTCAGGCGAACGGGGCAAACCGTTAGACCCACTTCTGAAACAAGCCCTGTTGAACACTATCGTGTTTATGCAGTCGAAAACCACGCTCAAGACAGCCGAGTGTCCCTCAGACCCGATAACACCGTCCAAACCCTCGCTGGACGAATGGGAACAGGGGGGGGGTAATGTCCCTTTAGTTCTTGTTCCATGCTTCGGACAGGCTTCCTATGATGAATATGCACCCACGGAACAAGCGGTTACGCTGAAAGCCACGGGCGGCAATTATGGGGGGGGGTACTGAGACATTGGTGTTAGAACCAATCGGAGCAGATTTTTACAATCAGGCTATTACGGGGGGGTAACGATGACATTGGCTGCCGCCAGACCTGACCACCATCATCTTCCATGTGCGCTTATCCCGTACACCTTAAAAATCCGCTCTGGTTGTGAGGGGGGGGTAAGGGCGCTTTGATACAGGAAGATAAGAGTGCAACACTCTCATGTAACAACGACCAGACTCTCTTTGTTCCCACACAGACCGAGAACGGTGAAGTCATTTATCTGGCTCGAAAGCTCACCCCTACTGAGTGTGCTTCCCTTCAAGGGTTCGAAAAAGATTGGTGTGCGCTGGTTCCTCATAAGGACTCTGCGGAGTACAAGATGTGGGGAAATGGCATGGCTTTCCCTTGTATGCTCTACATCATGGAGGGTGTTCAGGAAGTCCTTGCCGAAAGGTATCTGGACAATCTCTTTGGAGGTGATACCGCTGAACCTTGAACCTTTTATTTTCGACTGCGAGGTGTTTGCCTACGATTGGCTTTTTGTCTTCAAGAATAAGGTCACGGGGGAATACACCGTCATCTGGAATGACAATGAAGCGGTCGAACAGTTCATGACCCAAGAACCCCTGTTGGCAGGGTTCAACAATAAGCACTATGACCAATTCATTCTGAAAGCGGTTCTCTCAGGCTTCACGCCGGAGGAAATCAAGGCGGTCAACGATTTCATCATCGTTGGTGGTCACGAGGGCTGGGAGTACGCCCCTCTCCGTGACTGTGGGATTTTCTTCGATCAATATGACCTGATGGACGATTGCCAGATGGGGTTGTCCTTGAAAGCAATCGAAGCGCACCTCGGAATGGACATTCGTGAAACCACCGTTCCGTTTAACATCGACCGCCCTCTGACTGAGGACGAGAAGCAAGAGGTCGAGTTCTACTGCCGACACGATGTTGACGCAACCGACAGGCTGGACGATCTTCGTCAAGGCTATCTGTCCAGTAAGCTCACGCTGGGTCGTGAAAAGGGGCTGTATCCAGCAAAAGCCCTCTACATGACCAACGCCAAGCTGACCGCTGCTTACCTTGACGCAGAGCAAAAGCCGCACTATGACGAGCGGGAATATCAGTATCCGCCGAAGCTCCTTCGTCAGTACATTCCGCAGGAAGTGTTCGACTTCTTCGAACGGTTGAAGGATAAGAGTATTCCTGACGAAGTGGTGTTCAAAGAAAAGCTCGATCTGATGGTAGGCGGCTGTCCTTGTACCATCGCCTACGGTGGTATTCATGGGGCTATCCCGTGTTACCGAGAGGAAGCCACGGAAACCCGCTCTATCCGCAACAAAGATGTTGCAAGCTACTACCCGCACCAGATGACCTTGAACGGTTATTGTAGCAGAAACATTCCCTCTCCCGATGTGTATGCCGCTACCATTGAGCGGCGTGTTAAAGCAAAGAGAGCCGGGGACAAAGCTACGGCGAATGCTTTGAAGCTGGTGCTGAACACCACCTACGGAGCCATGCTGAACCGCTACAACGACCTGTATGACCCGCTCATGGGACGCTCGGTCTGTATCTCAGGACAGTTGCAGTTGCTCGAAATGGCGGAACATCTTGTTCAGGACTGCCCCACCTTGAAGATCATTCAGCTCAACACCGATGGTATCATGGTCAGCCTTGATGACTGCGATGTTCCTATGTATCAGGAAATCACGCAGGAATGGCAGGACAGAACCGGCTTTGAGTTAGAGGAAGACCTTATCAAGATGATCTGTCAGAAAGATGTGAACAATTATGTCGAGGTTCCCTTCGAGGGCGACCCCAAAATTAAGGGCGGCGTTCTCGTTCGTGGAATTGCCCCGGCAGGAGCGTTCAACATCAACAACAACGCCTGCGTGGTTGCCAAGGCCGTCAAGGATTATCTGGCCTACGGTATCCCGGTTGAAGATACCATCATGAGCTGTGACCGCCTGCTGGACTTCCAGTTGGTCGCCAAGGCCGGGAGTAAGTATGGTGACGCTCTCCATGAGGTAGACGGTCAGATGGAGGTCGTACAGAAGGTCAACCGAGTCTACGCTACGGAAGACCATCGGTGCGGAACCCTCTACAAAATCCACCTCGGTACTGGCAATCCCGTCAAGATTGCTGGACTTCCCGCAAAATGTGTCGTAGACAACGACAATCACCTGACGATTGATGTAGTTGACCGTGACTGGTATATCCGGCTGGCACGGCGTTATGTCCGAGATTTTCTTGGAGAGAAGCCGCCCAAGCGAAATACCCGCAGAGTCAATTCCATCAAGAAAAAATTATTAGAAATGTTGGAGGTATAAATATGGCTACTACCAAGAAAGCCGCTGAAACTGCGGCGGTGGATTATTCCACCATGAATGTATTCCAGAAGTTGCAGCTTGCCCGTGTGCGCTTCCTCGAAGCTGGCGTGGACAAGAGCGGCAAGCACATGAAGCTCGAATATAAGTATTTCGAGCTGGCGGACATTGTTCCCAAGGCCGAGCAGATTTTTCTTGAAATCGGTCTGATGATGGTTCCGTCCATGTACGGCGACAAGGCGACCGCTCGTGTCTACAATGTCAATGACCGTGAGGACTACATTGACTTCGTGGCACCGTACACCCCCATCGCTCCTATCGTGTCCAACGCTGGCAATCAGGTCACAAACGAAATGCAGGCGACCGGCAGCTCTATCACCTATATTCGCCGCTACCTGTGGCAGCTCGTTTTGGACATTGTGGAGCATGACAGTATCGACAGCGGCGAGTTTGACACGACTCCCGCCCCCTCTCCCACCGTCACGAAGAAGCCCCCTGTGACCACTGAACAGCGTCAGGAGATCAAGAAGGAACTGACCGGCGCTCCTGCTGGTGCGGCTACCGAGGAACAGGTCGGTACGCTGAAAAGTCTGCTGAAAAAACTCATGGATATTGACGCAGAACAGGAACAGTTCGTGCAGACCATCGCTATGAAGACCGAGGGCTTCTCCAAGATCGAAGCCGACAAGTGTGACGCTCTGATCGAGGGCGTGAACAATATGCTGGCTGGCTATGAAATGAAAACGGCGAAGGAGGGCTAAGGCATGATTGAAATTGATTGTCGCAAGTGCGTCAATGCAGACTTGGAAGCGGATTGCTGTAAGCTCTACGGTAACGACCCTGATACTGCCGTTCGGGAATGTGCCGCTGATGAATTTGTGAATTATAAGGAGGTAAACAAAAATGGAATGGCTTGACGGCAACAAAATCCAGATTATCCCTCCCAAGCGTCCTAAGAAGCTGACGGGTACTCGCTTTGCCACTATTCTCGGTCTGAACCCGTGGTCTACGCCGTTCGAGATTTGGTGTGAAGTGACCCGTACCTATCAGAAGCCGTTCGAGGACACGATCTACACCATCGCCGGTAAGACCATCGAGCCTAAGCAGGCTGAGTACATGAAGCAGACCTACTTCATGAGTAATCTGGTCACGCCGACCGACATTTGGGGCAAAGACTACTTCCGTCAGACCTACGGTGATTTCTTTAGGGAAAGCCCCGTTCTCGGCGGTATGTGGGACTACTTGCTCTATGGCAAAGATGGTAAGCCCACCACCGTCCTCGAAATGAAGACTTCCAAGCGTGTCGAGGACTGGAAGGACGATATTCCTGAGTATTACGCTTTGCAGGCGGCGTTGTACGCTTACCTTCTCGGCGTGGACGAGGTTATCATGGTCGCTTCCTTCCTCGAACCCAAGGATTACGACAATCCTGAGAAGTTTGTGTGCAGCGGTGAGAATACCATCACCCGTCCCTTCAAGGTGTCTGAGCGGTATCCTGACTTCGAGAAGAAGTATGTGAAGCCTGCCCTGAAATGGTGGAAGGACTATGTGGAGAGCGGCATTTCTCCCGCCTTTGACGAGCGCAAGGACGCTGAAATCCTGAAAGCTCTCCGCACCAACAACCTGTCCCCTGAAACGGATATGGCGGCGCTGGTCAAGGAAGCCGAAGACCTGAAAGTCAAGCTGGACGCTCACGCCGCTGAGGTGTCTGAGGACGAGAAGCGGTACAAGGTTTTGACCGACATGATTAAGAAAGCTGCAATCGCTCAGTTCCGTGACGGTGACAAGAAGGTGTCTATCGCTGGTTCTGCCTATAATTGGGAGGTCAGCCGTACTTCCACCTCGAAGATCGACAAGGACGCCATGAAAGCGGACGGTATTCTGGCGAAGTACACGACCACCGAGGATAGCTACCGCATTTCCCCGAAAGCCTTGAAAGAAGGTGCGTGAAGTGGCGCAGAGTATGCAGAGATTGAGCAAAGATGATTTGCTCAAACTTCTCGACCAGTATGCCGATGACGATTTTGTTGGGGTTTTGTTCACAGCAGCTCGTGATATTCACTCCGACCAGTCCACCATCTTCGTATTCTATGACAAAGTAACGGAGGTTTAATTATGAAATTTTCAAAGTTCGTGAAGTCCCTCGCCCCTGATGGCGGCGCTATCTACGAGTACATGGACGAACGCTGGCTTGCTTCCCCGTCCGTACTTATGCTCATTCCCGATGGTATCCGCAGCGTGACCGGGTACAGCAACGAGAAAATGCCTGATGGCATTGGTCGCCTGATTTCTCAGGTCGGTTGCACCGAGTACGCCACGCTGGTCAAGGCAATCATGCCTGAGCCGGACGGCGCAATCAAAGATTGTGTCCGTATCTTCGCCACGCAGAACAGCACCATGACCCTTCCCATCACCAATGATGACTGGTCGCTGATCGAGAAGTCTGACTTCTGCGAAATCTTGTACGCTTACGATCTGGAAAGCGACAAGAGCGTACCGAAAGCCCTGCTGGTCAAGCAGTACGCCAAGTACCCCGATGACGAAGACCAGTTGGTCGGTATCATCTTTCCCTGCGAGTACACAGAACAGCTCAATTTCCACACCATAAAAGAAGTATGAGCGTTTGTGGTGGTTGCCCCATCTATTACAATGAATATTTCGGTGTTTATTGTGGAGGTGGATGCTTAGGTCAAAGCGCTTGTGCCGAAAACCTAATAGCTCTCGTTGCTAATATAGCAGACACTATTACAAGATCAAGAAAGGACGATAAAACAATGGCTAAAATCGGACTCACCGAGGGTTTCACCCTCATTCCCGAAGGTACTCATGTCTTTCAGATTACCGATGTGAAGTACAAGGAAGACTTCGGCAAGCTGGAAATCTATATGCAGACGCAGACCGGCAGTAAGCACATCGAGCGCTTCTCTCTGCTGAAATCCGATGGCTCTCCCAACGAGGGTGCATACAACGCTTTCAGCTACTTCGCCAAGACTGCCCTCGGCAATTTCGACCTGACCGAGATCGACCACACTGACCTGATTGGTCACTTCATCGAGTGCGATGTAGAACATGATGTTCAGGAGAACAAGAAGAAGCCCGGACAGAGCATTACCTTCGTCCGTTTGGCTGATAAACGCCCCTCTGAGGGCTGGGGCGGCTCCGACAATACGGTTGCTACCCCCGCTGCTAAAACCGCTCCTGCGGCTTCTCAGGCCGCTCCTAAGACCCCGATGGATTTGGCGGCTCTCCTTGGCTGATACCGAGTGCGAGGGAGGGCTAATTTGAAAGGCTCTCCCTCGCCAATGGTATGTTGAAAACTATGTTGAAAGTGAGGATAAGCTACAATGGCAGAAGCCTATATTTGTTCGCTCTCCAAGGTTCAGCGCCACGCTGAAATCTGCAAGGAGATCAACAGGCTCTATGAGCAGAAGAACCATGACTACGGTGACAGCTTCCACCAGACCTTTGTTGAAGAAGGAATGGCGATGGCTCGTATCCGTTTGGGCGATAAACTCAGCCGCTTTAAGACTCTCTCCCGTGGCTGTGAGCAGAAAGTCAATGACGAGTCTATCCGTGACACCCTGATTGACCTTGCCAACTACGCCATTATGACTGTGCTGGAAATGGAGGTTGCGAAAGATGTTGCAGATTAAAACCATTAAGAACCGTCTGGACAATCCCATCACCTTTGACGATGAAGTAAATGCGGCTCTGCGTGATGGGTGGACTCTGAAAAAGAGAACCGTTCTGCGGCCTATCAGCCAGCAAGATGCCACTTACACTCACATGATGTTGTATGCAGAGTTGGAGAAGGAGGTCGCTGACGATGACGCTGAATGATTATCAGAAAGCCGCCGAGCGCACCTCCGGCGACCTGACTTCATGGGATAAGGTTCGCAACGGCTGTTACGGTCTGAACGGTGAAGCCGGAGAGTGTATTGACATTCTGAAAAAGACCGAGTTTCAGGGTCATGACTTCGACCCAATGAAGATGGTTGACGAGTTGGGCGATGTTCTCTGGTATGTCGCACAGTTGGCGACCGGCTTGGGTGTGACCCTCGAATATGTGGCACAGCACAATGTCGATAAGCTGCTGGCTCGTTACCCTGATGGGTTCGACAGTGAAAAGAGTATCCATAGAAAGGAGTACGAAAATGGCTAAGATTTTCAAATTCACAGGCTATTTCGTTGACCCCGCTGGCGAATGTAACAAGAGAGATGTAAAGACTGCTCTCGAAGAAGTCACAACTAAAGCTCTGGATATTTTTTCACACCATGTCGAGGTAAAAGAAGTAGAACTTGGGGAGTGGAACGATGACCACCCTCTCAACGCTTGCGAGTGTCCCGTGAGCGAATGCGAGAAATATTTCGGGGAGGGTTATCATGGCTGACTGCTTTTCCAAGTCCGAAGTGACCGATTTTCTGAACTTCATGAAGCTGCCTGACGGAACCCCTGTTGTTTCCGATGACATGATGGAGTACCTGATGGCCTACGGCTTCTTCACCGCCCCCGCTTCTACCAAGTACCACGGCAATTACGAGGGCGGTCTTCTGAACCACTCCCGCATGGTCACGGAGTACCTTCTGGCGCTCACTCAGGCCAATCACCTGATCTGGCGCAAGGCTCGTTCTCCCTTCATCGTGGGTATGTTCCATGACCTGTGTAAGATCGACCAGTATCGCCACCCGGTAACAGGCCACATTGAAGAATTTAATGGTGGAAGCACACCAATCTATGACGAACAGGCATGGGAGTACAACCCCGACACCCTTCTGAAAGGCCACGGCGATAAGTCCGTCATGCTTCTCTCTCAGTTCTACACACTGACTGATGAAGAAATCATGTGTATCCGCTATCACATGGGTGCTTTCACCGACAAGTCCGAGTGGAACGATTACACCAGAGCCGTCCGCCAGTATCCGAATGTGCTGTGGACGCACCAAGCCGATATGCTGGCAAGCCATGTTGCGGGGGTGTGAAGTATGTATATTCCAACGGTTTCTTTTGATTTCGATGGCGTAATTCATTCCTACCGAAGCGGGTGGAAGGGTGCCGCTGTTATCCCCGACCCTCCCGTAGAAGGGATTAAAGAGGTCATTGAACAACTCATAAGCGATGGTTTATGTGTGGTCATCTGTTCTTCTCGTGCGGAGTCCTTTGAAGGACAGGCGGCGATTGCTAAATGGCTGAAACACTACGGGTTCCCGATGGTGCAAATTCAAGCGAGAAAAGTTCCCTCCATCGTTCATGTCGATGACCGTACAATCTGTTTCGATGGCAGAGCTAACCACCTCTACGAACAGATTATCAACTTCAAACCTTGGTATGAAAGGGAGTCTGAAAGTGAAAATCGTTGAACCTTCTGTGGAGCTTATCAACGCTCCCGATTATAAGACCCTTCTGACCACCATCGAAGCCGCAGGGCGCACTTGCTATAAGTCCGAGGACAAAATCACGGACGGAAGCGCAGAGAAGTTCGTCCGAGGTATCATCAAGCGGGGTCACGAAGCTGTCATTGAGCATGGCTCTCTTACTGTCCGCTTCATCTGCGACCGGGGCGTGAGCCATGAGATCGTCCGTCACCGTCTGGCGGCGTTCTGTCAGGAGTCCACTCGATACTGCAACTACGGTAAGGAGGGCTTCGGTGGCGAGATCACCGTCATTCGTCCCTCTACCTTTGCCAAGACCGACTCGACCTACCACATCTGGAAGCGGTCGTGTGAACACGCTGAGGTCGCCTACTTCGATCTGCTGAATGAGGGTTGTACCCCGCAAGAAGCTCGATCTGTCCTTCCGAACAGCCTGAAAACCGAGGTGGTCATGACCGCCGATCTCAGAGAATGGCGACATTTCTGCCGTATGCGTTGCCCCGTAGCGGCTCACCCTGATATGCGGGTCGTTGCCAATATGCTCCTGACCCTGCTGAAACAGACCTATCCCGTCTTCTTCGAGGACATTGAGGTATGAGAATTAAGAAAGCTGGCGGCAAGGTGTTCGGTGCGGTCTTAACTGCCGCCGAGAGAAAAGCGATGGACATGGAGATCAATCGTCAGATCGTGGAAGCCGACAGGCGCTACGCCGATGACATTGACGCTATGGTGCTTTACACCCTTCATGTTCACCTTGGTTTCGGCAAGAAACGCCTGCGGAAGTTCTATGACGCTTTCTCCGCCGAGCATGACCGCCTTATTCAGTATTATCAAATGCCGGACGATTACACATGGCTCTGTAAAGAAATGTTGAAGCGTATCGGCGTTGATGTTGAAGCGTGGAACAAAGAAAGGAAAGAACCCGATGAAACTGAAAAGCATTGACGGCAAAGTGCCGTATATCATGGCTGCTGGAAAAGACTTCGTGAAAGATGAAATGTCGCTGGCAGCGGCAGAGCAGATTTGCTCCCGTGGAACGCAAACTGCCAGCAAGCTCTTTCCCGATTTCCCCATCTGTGTAGATGACAAGTTCTATTTTGCTGGAACCTCGACAAAGCCTAAGTCCAGCAAATCTAAGACCCCTTGCGAGGGCTGAGATTTTCGATCTTCCTGTGGTTCGTCACCGTTGTCGCTGTCCTCTGTCTGAAATTACCCACGGTTGAGGTTGAAGAACCTTCTCCCGTTGTCGAGGTGGTAGAGGTAGTCACCCCGGAGCCAGAGCCGGAGGTGACACCTCAGCCGTGGACAGACGAGGAAGTGATTGTACTGGCGAAAATGCTATGGGGAGAAGCCAGAGGGGTCTGCTCTGACGCTGAGAAAGCGGCTTGTGTGTGGTGTGCGCTCAACCGTGTCGATCATGGCTACGGCGATATTATAACGGTCGTGACTACACCTAAACAATTCGTAGGGTACAAAGAGAAAAATCCGGTCGATGACGATTTGATTACTCTCTGTATAGATGTACTGACTCGCTGGTATGCAGAGAGAGAAGGTCAGGTTGAGGTCGGTCGTGTCCTCCCTGCGGATTACCTGTGGTTCTCTGGCGATGGCGAGAGAAACCACTTCCGCAACGCCTACCGTGGCGGCGATAGATGGGACTGGTCTTTACCGAGTCCGTATGAAAGCTGAGGTAAGCCTATGAGCTATTTGAATATACCCGCTGAGCTTCGAGGGGAAAAGGCATGGGTCAATGTGTGGGACGGGTCAAAGGTTCCCATGCAGGCTACCGTGAGAAAGGCGGCTTCTTCCTCTAATCCTGATACATGGTCAAATTACATTGACGCTGAACACAATGTCCAGCACGGCTACTATGACGGTCTTGGGTATGTGTTTCACGATACAGGGGTTGTAGGTATCGACATTGACGATGGCTTTACCGATGGGCTTCTAAACCCGCTGGCGGCTGACATTATCGGTCGTTGCCACTCCTACACGGAAAAGTCTCGAAGCGGGAGAGGGGTTCACATTCTCGTTCGTGGAGAGCTGCCTTTCAAGGGTAAGAACAACCGTGCCGCCGTGGAGATTTACAAGAGCAATCGGTACTTCATCATGACCGGCGAGGTTTTGATCTTCTCCGAGATTGTTGAAAACCAGTCAGCGATTGACTATGTGATCGAGAAATATTTTCCAGACACACCGAAGGAAAGTAGCTCAGGTACGGTTGCCCCTCAGCGTATCTATTCCCCCATCTATCGCCGTCCTGAAAACGGCAAGTTGCATTTGAAGCCTGAATACCCGCCTATCACACCGGGAAGCCGGAACCTCAGCCTGACTTCTCTGGCGGGTCAGCTCCATAACCAAGGATACACCAAAGCAGAGATTTACAAAGAACTGTTGTACGCCAACTCCCAAGCCTGCAAACCCCCGCTTCCGCAGTCAGAAGTTGAGTTGATTGTCAACAGCGTGACCAGATACAGGAGGTAATTATGAAACCTTATCAGCGTGGCGATGTTGTTATCATTGATGTTCCCATGCTTGCCAACAGTCATATTCAGGCCGGTAAGCGTCCGTGGGTGGTTGTGCAAAACAATGTCGGCAATCAGTTTTCTTCCACCAGTATTGTCGTTCCCCTGACCACTAAAATCAAGCGGCTCGAACTTCCGACCCATGTGGCTGTCACTTGGGGTTCTTTACAGCCGAGCATGGTTGAGTGTGAACAGGTGCGTGTCGTAGATGTGTCCGATGATTGGGAATACATCTGCACTCTGCCGCCTGAGATCATGCGTCATGTGGACACCGCTTTGAAGAACGCTTTCTTCTATGGGGGGGGTGTAGACAGTGGAGAGTGAGAAGAAAATCTGTCCGTTGTCAATGAGCTGCCCCGAAGATATTCCCCTCTGTCCCTGCCAGAAACAGCGCTGTGTATGGTGGGATGAAGACTCTCAGGACTGTGCCGCCGTGGTGCTGGCGAGAGCGATGAAGAAAAGGAAGTGAAACTATGGCTGATGAAATCACAACTGTCCCCGAAGAACAGGCTCTTTTCCAGCTCTCCAACGGTCGTTACATCATGGACGAAGCTCAGTCCCGTGTGATGTTTCAGATTAAGGAAGCACAGCCTGAGCATAGCCACCCGATCAGCGGCACGGGGTATTCGTGGGACGAGTCCGGCATGGCGGAACTGTTCTCCGAGTGCTACAAGAATGATACCCGCTACTGCCCCGAAGCGAAAAGCTGGTTCACCTACTCAGAGGGCGCATGGCGCAAGGATACCGGCTCTCTACTGGTAGCGGAAAAAATCAAGGAGTTCTGCCGCCTGATGGCTCTCTATTGCGGTGAAATCGCCAATGAAGAACGCCGCACCGAGTACATGAAGTTCATCGTAAAGATGGGCGACAGGCGCTTCCGTGACCGGCTGATGAAGGACGCTGCCAGTGTGCTTCCTATCGCTTCGGCGGAGTTTGACGCAAACCCCTACCTTATCAACTGCAAGAACGGCACTTTCGACCTCGAAAAGATGGAGTTCCGGGAACATGACTGGAAAGACTTCCTGACCATGCAGACCAACTTCAACTACACCTTGCAGGACGCACGGTGCCGCCGCTGGGAGAAGTTCGTTGCAGAGGTCACTTGTAATGACGAAGACAAGGCTGACTATCTGCAAAAGGCGCTGGGGTACTCTATGCTGGGTATGGCGAACGAAGAATGTATGTTCATTCTTCACGGCAAGACCACTCGCAACGGCAAGTCCACCATGCTCTCGGCAATTCACCACCTTCTCGGTGACTATGCTTCCGTATCCCCCGTGTCGATCATCTGCAAGGCAGAACGGTCGAAGAACGCCGAAGCAGCGAACCCCATGCTGGCTTCCTTGAAAGGCAAACGGTTCGTCACAATGGCAGAGAGTAACCAGTATGGCAAGCTGGACGAGGAAACAATCAAGCAGCTCACGGGCGGCGAGGAAATCAAAGCCCGGAACCTCTATGAGACTGCCACGACCTTCCTGCCGCAGTTCACCCTTTGGCTCTCCTGCAACGATCTCCCCACCGTCAGCGATAAGTCCCTGTTCGCTTCCGACCGTGTGCGGGTCATTGAGTTCAACCGCCATTTCACCGAAGCGGAGCAGGACAAGAACCTGAAAAATGAGTTCCAGACGCAGGAAGCTATGCAGGGCATTTTCGCTTGGCTGGTCGCTGGGTACTTCAAATACAAGCGGTTCGGTCTGAAAATGTCTCCCGCCATGCGGAAGGTGGTCAACCAGTACGAGCGTGACAACGATCTTTGCTTGCAGTTCCTCGAAGAACGCTGTGAGCAGGCCGAGGGAGTCAATACCCGCTCGAAGTCCCTGTTTGACGCTTACAAGATTTGGTGCAAGTCCAACGGGTACTTTGCCTGTTCTGCCAAGCGGTTCAACGCCGACATGGAAACGCACCCTGAGTGGCATGGCGGCAAGGTTGTGTATCAGGGCTACCCCGTCTACAAAAACCTCAGACTGAAAGGAACGTCCTAATGAACCGTTCATGTAACTCTATTCTATGCCGCTTCGGTATCCACACAGCAGACCCGTATGTTCATATTCAGGTCAAGTGTCGTAATGGTTCTCACCGCTGGCAGAGCAATTATGAAATCTGTAAGCGGTGCGGCAAACGCCTGAGAAAAATCCGCATTGTAAAGGAGCGTCCGTGATGAAAATTACTCTTGATATTCCCGATGGCATTATTGCGGGGTTCTTCAATGGTGTAGAGGTCACGGCTCACGGTATGCAGTTGGTGTCCTATCAACTCAGCACTGACGATCTGAAAGAGGGTAACACCGTAAAACTCCCTCGTGAACAGGAGGTGACAGTATGATTGCCACCAATGAAGAACTCGCCCTGCTGGAAAAGTGGAAGCGAAAACTCTGCTTGCAGGAGTGGCGGATAAAGCTGTTGACCCACCTTCACCCGGAAGAAATGATGGTGCGTAATACCGCAGGCTGTACTGAGTGGTCAGAAGCAATTAAGACCGCTCGTATTGAGATCATCAACCCCGCCTGTTACGGCGACCGCATTGTGCCGTTCGATTTTGAAAAGACGCTGGTACATGAGCTGCTACACCTGAAATTCTCATTCTGGTGTCAGAACGAAGATGATGTTGGAGATAGAGTCATGCACCAGATGATTGACGATCTCGCAAGAGCTTTGACGGAAGGTGACAACAATGAAGACTGAATACTGCCCCGATTATGTGGGCGTTGCCTGCGTTGATGGCACTTGCCCTGTTGCCAACTGTGAAGAATACGCTGAGCGGTGTATGCCTGTCATTTCATGTTGCCGGGACTGCTTCTATTATAAGGGCTGTGAAGACTGTGCAATCTCTGACGATTGCGACCGAATGGAGGATAAACATGAGTAAAAAGTGTGTATGCGGTAATGAAATGTTCACCGTCTTCATGTGTCGTAAGTGCGAACACCTTCTGTATGTCGAGGAAGACGAGGATTTTCCTCAGAAGCTCGGAAAAATCGCAGCTAAAGCCTGCCCCTGTTGTGGTGAACAGAACGAGGGACTGTGGAGACTTCTCGGTCGAGCGGAAGGGTTCGAGGGAACGATTTTCGTGGAGGAACAGGACGATGAATAATGACGCTGTGAGAGAGCTTCTGAACGCCGTTGGTGCTTTGGCTGAAATGTCTCTGAATTTTTACAGGGCTTTACTCAATGCCGGTGCGACCAAAGAAGAAGCCTTTGTGCTGTTGCAGTCGTTCATCTCTGCTACCATTCACGGCAACAAGGAGGAAAGCAATGAAGACTGAGAAAAAGAACCTCCGCCGTATTTCCATCGTAGTCACGGCACAGACCAAGGGGAACCTTGAACGGCTGGCGGCGGTCTGCGGCTACTCAGAGATCGGTCGGGTGGTTGACAAACTCACCCGTGAGAAGATGATCTCCCTCCACGACTTTGAAAGAAAGGAGAAGCACTATGAATGATGTAATGGAGCAAATCAAAACGCTTTCTGCCACCTTGGACGAGGAAACCACCCGCTTTCACCCTACCGGCAGACTGCTGTTGTTGGGTTCCTACGAGAGTGTATTTCTGAAAGCGGTCAAGCGCAAGGCTGATTTGTTGGGCATTGACTGTGACCTCACTCAATATCCCTGTCCTCCGTACAAGGCCGTGGTAGTGGACAGAGAAACCGTCCCGTCTGACATTAAGCTCACCGCCGAGGTTGACATTGACCACTCCTACTCACAGGGAATGTCCTCGGTGTCTCAGGCGACTTTGGCGCTCCTGCTGGCATTGGACTTGGTTCACGCTAAGGACATTACCATTGTAGGTCGGGGTCACGCCGTTCAGAACTTGGCAAAATACCTCACCCTCGGTAACGCAACTGTGACGGTGGCGCACTCCAAAACTAAGAGTCTCTTGCAAGCCACGATGAACCGTGATGTGGTGATCTACGCCACGCCGACTATCACGAAGGACATTTCCTACAACACCCGTGATCTGGTCATCGACCTCGGTAACAGCGTTCCTCACCCTGACCGCTTCAACTGTCCCTATGTGAACAGGATTGGTCAGCTCACCGTGAGCGTGTTGCTCAACCGCTTTGCGAGAAAGGAGCATAGAGCATGAGTGACATTCTGACAACTATCGCCGCCGTTGAATGGATTGTTGTAGGCTGTCTATTCCTCTGGCGACTGCGCCACTGGAACCGCCGCTTTTCGGAACTCTATGACGAGCTGCGAAAGGAGATCAACCGTGAATAAGGAAGACGCTCACATCGTTGTGGCGATGGCAAACCACAACATGAATGTCACCGATGTTGCCCGTGCTATTTTCGCACACAGAAACACAGTCCTCTATCACTTGGACAAGGTGAAGCGGCAGACCGGGTTAGACCCTCGGCGGTTCTATGATTTGGTCGAGCTGGTGAAGATGGCGCAGGAGGTGTTGGAAAATGGGTCTTGATATTACGGTCATGGAACGCAAAGATGTTCGCTGCCCTCATTGTGGTGAGGTCATCACCACGGTAGATGTTGCCAGCACCGACAGCGGTGGTCGGCTTTGGTACGACTTTCTGGAAAAGATCGGCTACTATGTTCCTTACGAGAAGCGAACCAAGGAGAACGACTGGTACGGCAAGGACATGGTTCTTGACAACGAGCAGGCAAAGCAGCTTGTAGACTACGCTGTGAAGAAAGAAGTCTACAACTGGGATGGAGTGGAGAGTGTTGTAGCAACGGCACTCCTGCACGAGAACAAGGTGGTCATCAACGCCGACTGGTAGTTAGGTGATAAAGGTGATAAAGGTGAGTGTTTTTGCAAAGACTTTTTTCAAATTGGCGTGTTTTGAAAAATTGTTTTTCGTATTTTAGGTGAGTTAGGTGAGTAATCGGGCATAAATGCCTATAACTCTCTCTTATACGCGCGTATATAGAAATAGTTATAGGGAAATGCACCCGATTACTCACCTTTATCACCTTGGCGACTTTGAAAGGAGAAACGACTATGGCAGATGAAATTGTGAAGAAACGCACTCGGCCTGATCGTAAGGAAGCCCTAAGCGTCCATACAGAGCCGGGTGACAATAGAAAATATCTGGAACATTCGATGGTCATGTTGGACTGGCCTGATGTAAATGTAAGAGAACCTGAACAGGTCAAAGAGCGTATGGGTATGTACTTTGCTCTGTGTTCCAGAGATGATATGAAGCCAAGCGTGGCAGGAATGGCATTGGCTTTTGGTGTGGACAGAACGACTCTGTGGAAATGGGCAAATGGGGTAGATAGTAAGACTTTGCCCCCGGAGAGCCGCAACCTCATTAAAAAAGCGTATCAACTTTTGAACGCACAAATGGAAAACTATATGCAGAACGGGAAGATCAATCCGGTCGCCGGTATCTTCCTGATGAAGAACAACATGGGCTATGCGGACAAGCAGGAGGTCGTGCTGACACCCAACCAGCAACTCGGAGAACAGGTTCCCGCCGAGGACTTGGAAAAGAAGTACCTCGAAGATGTGGTGGGTGCGTCTGGCGACTATGACTCGGAGGACTGAGCGACTTTCACGACTTTTGCGACTATGGCTTACGACTATGCCGAGCGACTTTGCGACTATCCCACGACTTTCACGACTTTCGCCCGAACGACTTTACGACTTTCCGGCGAGGGTCTACGACTTTGACAGAGCTGCCGATCTCCCCACGGGGTCGGCGGCTTTTCCTTTCCCCGGGGCGGCGTGGGTGCTGCCGGGGTTCCGGCCTGATCTGAAAGCGGAAACATTTTTCAGCCCTTTATATTGTATAGCTGCCGTATTTGCGAAAAATCTTGATTTTTTTTTGTATTTACGCTTGACAAGTAAATGCAAATATGCTATCTTGTATTTACCGAAAGGCAGTAAACGCAAATTGAATTTTGAAAGGGGTTTACATTATGAAAATTTATGATCTGCCTGTTATGGGTTATGAACGGGCAAAGAGTTTTTACGGAAAGGCAAAAATCATTGAAACGGACAACGGCGAAAAAGTTTTACAGTCCTACAATACTTTTGTTTGCCGCATCACGGCGGCGGGGCGGTTCGTTCGTATGTGGGGCGGTTATTCAGCTACCACAATGCGCCATGTAAATAGTTTTCTTTCGTTCTATGATATGAACGGCGGCGGGAAATCGTGGTGGGATATGCAGCCGGTAGAAACGGAAAAGCCGAAAGCGGCGGATATGACCCCCGCCGAAAGTTTGAAAGCTATGTGTAACCGCCGTGCAGCTAACAACATGAATTATTGAAAGGGGTGTATTAAATGAAATTCAAGACAACACAAAAGGCAATCCGGGCGAATTACAATAAAATTATTTGCGTTCCCTATTGTGGATTGCAAACTCTTTTGAATTATGAAAGCCCCGTTGCGTACACAGTACGCCGTGAGGGGTGGGCGGCTGATATTTACGATATGGGCGGCGGGGTTGCCATTGTAACAGGCTATGCCCCTTTCGGAAATATTCGCCCATCTTATGAATTGCGTGAACGGTATGAAACGCAAGCCGAAAAAATCCGCTATGATTATAGCCTTTCCTATGAACAACAGCGGGAAAGCCTGAAAAGCCTTGCAAGGGATTTTATAAAGGGGGTTTGCAATCATGAATAAGCGTGAATATTGCGAAAGCCGGGAAAGCATTGCATATTATAGCGGCTTGAATGGGCTTGAAATCAAGG